ACTTTCATGTTTCAACATAAACATTACCTAACTATTTCATGACGCTACTTTTAATTTACCTCACCATTGCCATCGGCATTTCTTTTCTCTGCTCAGTGCTTGAGGCGGTATTACTCTCTATCTCGGCAAGTTATGTTGAGAGTGTGTCGAACCAGTCACCTAAAAAAGCGAGAAAACTAGTTGAAGTGAGACAAAAGCTTGATCAATCAATTTCGAGTATATTGATTTTAAACACCTTCGCACATACGATGGGTGCTGCTGGTGTTGGTTCACAAGCCGCAAGTATCTTTGGTGCACGTTGGGAAACATTAATTGCTGTATTGCTGACCTTAGCCATTTTGTATTTTTCTGAGATCATTCCTAAAACCATTGGCGCTTTATTTTGGCGACAGCTGGCTATCCCCGCCTCTCATATTATTTTCTGGCTAATTCGTTTGGTTTATCCATTAATTTGGGTATCGACGTTAATTACTAAGCCATTCTTAAAAAGCAAAAAAGATGAGATTACCCGTGAAGAAATTATTGCTTTAGCTTCGTTAAGTCACAGAATGGGCTCATTAATTAGTCAAGAAAATGAGTACTTGGTGAATGTATTACAGTTACGTGAGATTAAAACGGAAGCGATTTTAACGCCACGCAGTGTACTACATAGTTTGTCAGATGAAATAACGGTGACCGAAGCGCTGGACTTTGAAGAGTCTAAGCAGTTTACGCGAATACCTACATATAAAGGTGAGCCGGATAATATCACTGGCTTGGTAACAAATCGTGAATTGATGTTGGCAGAACGAGATGGTGATGGCGAGGTATTGATCAGCCAATTAGTTAAACCGATTGTACGCGTTTCTGAACACCTACCTGTGCAACAGTTATTAGATCTGTTTATAAAGAAAAAAGAACATTTGTTTTTAGTTGAAGATGAGTATGGTCAGATGGCCGGCATCGTCACCTTGGAAGATGCCATTGAAACCATGCTGGGGCGTGAAATCGTAGATGAAACCGATCCAGTTGATGATATGCAGCAGTTGGCTAAAAGTAAGTACCGTAATCGTCTAAGACGTGATAAAGAAGACTAGATAACTTCACTTCATTCGTTAAAACGGATGGAAATCAGACATAAAAAAAACCACCCTAGGGTGGTTTCTATATAACATTGGTGGAGACGGCGGGAATCGAACCTTCGATATACCTAATGATAATAGATGCCTCATAAGATCGGGATCGTTTCTGGAATGTTTTTAGTTAATTTTTGTACTTTTTGCCAATTCGATTCCTTGTTTGGAAATCGAACTGAAATTAACATCATTAATAATGAATGTCTAAATAAATATCTAGTAATGTCTACAGCGATTACCACCTAGCTTTATCAGCTCGCGTATCAAAATGCACAAAACCAGAATATAGGCCAATACCGTATTTATCTGGATATTGTCGGTCTAAGTAATCGTAAATTTCTTGGTTGCTAACATCATTGATTGTGAAGTCCATTGCTCTTGAACGAGGATGCATTGATCTCTTTGTGCTCCCAACACTCTCATTGTGATTTAAACACCTTGCAGCGCTATTGATGTTTAAAACAACTTTCTCAATGCCTAGCTGTTCAGCAAAATGTTCGCAAGCTTCTTGAACTACATTTATTGTTTCAAAGTCCATTGAGTCATATTTGCAGTCGTTACCACATTTACACTGCAATTCGTGACGCCATATGTTTTTAGTTAATTGCATCATCACTATCCTTGTGCTGCTCACGCCACTTCTTTTGTAGGTGTAGGTATAAAAATGAGATCGCTGTCACGCCTATTCCAATTAGGCCAGCAAATAAAGCCCAAAACCCTGCTGCGCTATTCATCTTTATATACCAGAAACAAAGTAATGTTTAAGCCTTTTGTGGCTTCAATAAACCGTTTTAAGTAGCGTTGGTCTTTTCCTTTCTCAACTATCAAAGTGACTGCTGGCTGCTTGCCTGTTACCCGGCTGTAATAAAGCGCTTGACCGATTGATTCAGCCCATTTCTTTGCAAAGTCATATTCCATTGCAAAGTTTTCAGTTAGACAGTCGACACGTGCTTTATCAGGTAAAACAAACTCCATTTCACCCCAGCAGTATTTCTCCTGGTAATAACTTTCAGGATGAGCAAAAGCATTTGCACTTAGCAGTAGTAGAAACAAAGCTCTATACATTACCTATCCTCTTTGCACGCTTGTTCCAATATCGCCAGCCACCGACACGAACACCTAAGTAAGCTGTATTTTGTTTTATCCAGCTAGCGCCTACATGCTTCATGATGGCCTTAAAGATTTTATCAGCCTCTTTACGCTTGATAAATTTACCGCAAATCATCTGTTTAACATATAGATAATCATGCACTAATGCAGCATCAATAATATACCTGTCATCACGCTTAATGATTACACCAACTGGCACGCTAGCCTTATCAGTATTAAAGCCTTTAGGTACGGTAATTTTGCGGCCGTCATCAAGCTCAACTGTAAAGCTCTCAAGTAAGATCCATTCATTCTTACCTCTAACGCGCTCTAGTTTAGCCTGGTTGAAGAGCTTCATTTAAGCTTACCCACCAACTCACCAATCACATCGATCGCACCTGCAGCACCAGCTGATTCTGTTTGGCTTTGCAAAGTACAATCATCGCCTAAGAACATCGCGCCACCGACAACTTCACGACTTGATGTGATTTCAACTGTACAGCTGCTACCATCAGCGTCTACTTTTTCATATTTATAGACAGCGCCGCCGTCTGCAACTTTATTTGTGCCATTTGTTGCGAAACAGCCAGATACGCCTACTGCTATAAAAGCTATTAAAATCCATTTCATTGTTAAACTCCTTTTAACTTGTATATTGATACCGCTCTTGAATGCCTCTCATTTGCTTGTCTACATAAACGCCGTCAACGACATTTTCGCTTCTGCGCCCTCTCGCTTTTATTGATCTATTAATTGTGGCCCGACTAATTCTTGCGTTAGGGTTTTTCTTATTCCACTTATCAATCTCTTGCTGAATTTCACGCTTATCGCCATCACCTTGTCTAGCTCTCACCATTGCATCAATTAATGCTCTGCGTCTATCTTTGGCTCGTTTTACCGTGTTCTGAATCGATGTATTTTGATCATAAATATCTGCCATTTCAGAAGATGAAAAACCTAGCAGCTGCCCTGACATTTCAGCAAAAGTTGCATCTTTATACTTCTCGCCTCGCAGTGTTCGGTAATCTTCCTCAGCATAACGACCTGTTTTAAGCGCATCTTTCACAGCTTTAGGCATCATGTACTCAAGCGCTCTACCCCAATGACCATCATTGGCTAGTTGTTTTGCCACTAATGGATTTTCAATAAGAATAGTTGCTTGTGGGCCCAATATCGCTTTTAGTAGATCGTAAGCTGCATCTCGACCTTCTAGCTCTCTATCTGATGTTCTTAGCCATAAGTCTTGCATGCCTAATCTGCCATGAACAGACCAAGGCGTATAAGCATCAATCAAACCTTTAGTTAACGCATGAGTAGCATCTTTGCCAACCCAATCGTTTAATAAAGTGCGAATTTCTGCTTTTACATCTCTAGGATCGTCATCATCACCAATTACGCCTTCCAGTGCTTGTGCAGCACCTAAAATAATTCCCATGACAGGCAAGCCAAACGCACCGGCTATTGACGTTTGCATACCGACAATACCTAGCAATGCTTTTCTGGCCTCTGCTCGCACTTCTGGTGTATCGCCTTTGAACCAATCTAGTCCAGTTTTAACTAAAAGATAGGTAATACCTTGCGAGTATTGTTTAAATTGAGTAACAACACGCAACACATTGCCACGCATAAAACGCGCTCTATTGCTGCTTGTGTAATCAAAGTGCGATTTCCATGTCATATTTGCAGCAGAAGTTACCGCCTGATTATGTGACTCGCCTTTTTTACGTGCTGCACGATAAACTGAAAGCGCTGTTACTTCGCGGTTTAGCCTTTCTGCATGATGGAATGAGAACGACACGACATTCATAAATTTATGCTTGAATGTGCCGTTATCGATACCGCTTTCAGCCATACCTGCCAAGTCATGCGCTAATGTTCTATCAAGCAAACCGGACGCATACCACTCTCTAAATGCTGCTTGCTCATTCTCTGATAAGTCAGAATTTTCAATAGAAAGCTTGCCGTTACCTTTAGTGAAGAACTGCTTAGTTGCTTTCGACATTTCTTTAGCAACATTACTAAAGCCATATTTAGCGCCTGCCAATGGCAAAGCAACCGTAGGTGTTTGCGTTAAGTTAACAATTGCAGCAGCTGGCGTTAGACCTAAGAACCAGGTAAAACCAAGACTATTTAAAGTTGATGCCACCCAATGACTATTGGGTTTCATTAAAGCATCATGAGACTGTCTTAATTCACTTACCGCATCACTTACATAGTTTTGCTTATTTGCAGACCGAATAGCATTAGCAGATTCCAGTTGTTCCTGAAGCCTGTCTATCTCACTATCAACCTGATCATCTTTGAGGCTTTCTTTAAAACCAATATATGCTTGCCAACGTGCTTTATCTGGATCTTCTAAATCTAGTTTTCTATATTTGCTTTCAATCTGAGACTTTTTCATGCCCTCAGTGTCAGCAAGGTAGGTTTCTAAATAGTCTAGTTTAGACTGTAATTTGGCGGTTTCATGACTACTCTGAGCAAGTTTTAATTTATCTTCTTGATCGTTCACTATCTTAGATAATTCATGACCAAACTCTAAGCGCGCTAACTCACCTGAGCTATGTTCAACATGGTTAGCAAAAGCACGATGTTGATCTTTATGAAAACCTGATACTTTCTTACGATGAATAAAATGCTTTCTCGCGCTTATATCTGGCAGTGTTTCAAGATAAAGCTGGTATATCTCGTCTTTCAGTTTTTCCGTGGCAGTATTACTACCCATTGAGTCAATTAACGCTTCTACTTCTGCAATAAAACTAGCACTTACACCATCCAAGGATTGAAGATTTTTAAGTGATTTACCCGTATCTATTACCGTATCGCCATCACGTTTAAGCTGTTCAATAAAGCTATCTTGAGCATGCTCACTTTCAAACATATTAAATGAACGCTCACCATTACTTTCAGAGTAAACCCAAAAACGACCAAAACGCGCCAATGGAAAGTAAGGCGCAGATAATTTAGCAGTTTCAAACTTCTCTTTTAATTTAGCAATCAACTGGCCTTTTGTTTTAAGCGGCATCTTTTCACGATCTAAACGTTCCTCAAGAATACGCATACGCTCATCAATTTCATCGTTATGATATTTGAGCTGCTGACGATAAACAGTCTTAGCTTCTTCTGATAACGCTAAGTATCGCGGTCTTAACTCGTTATATACCTGTTGACGTTTAGGTTCTTCAGCTAACTCCTGCTTGATGTTTTTAATTTCGTCAACGTACTTGTTTGTTGGTGTGGCGCTTCGCTCTGCTTTTGAGCGAATAACTTTAATGCGTCTCTCGGCTGTTTCATCTGTCCAGCGTGGCACGTAGCGCTCCATAGATGGATCGACACTATTGATAGTTGCTTCATGTTGAACAGATCCTAAAGCAAGGTTTTCGCCACGCTTTAGCTTGCTTCTATTTTCAAGGATATTACCCCCACGAATACGCCACTCATTTTGTGCTACTTCCATTTTCTGTTTAGCTGGCATGTACTTGTTAGCAATATCAGGTAATACCTTACTTGTGACTTCTGATAGTTGGCGTAGCGTTAAAAATCCAAAACTTGCGCCTTTGGCCTCAGACCACAGTTTATAGAATGGCGCTTTAAACTCTTTGGCTAAATCACTGTCGTTGATGTCTTGTTTGATTTCTTCTTTAGCTGCTTTTGAATATAAAACGTTAGATTGTTTTTGTTTGCTCGCTAGAAGGTTGTTACTGTCAGAATACTCTGGATCAAAGGCTGCATGAATTGATCGAATATTCTGGGGATTAAACAGCACAAACTCAGACTCTATGCTGTTGTACTCAATAATGATACCGTCGAACCCCTCAGATTTAGCTTGCTCAGTGAGTCGCTTGGTTGCTTGAGCGTCTGCGTTTTGCAATTTTGACTTAAATGAAACTGGTACTTTAAGTAGCGATGATGGATTAACCATCAAACTCATTACATTTTCACTACCACCTGTACGGCTTGCTTTCTTGTCGGCATAGATCTTTGCCATATCGCTGGATTTGGCAAGGTATACCCCTTCTCCTAACCATCCGTTGTCGTATCTGTTTTTGTGTCCAAGCTCAAATTGTCTAACGTTTGAGTCTGTTCCGTGGTAGAACGCGGCAGGGGTTCTGCTTCGACTGCTTGAAGCATTTCTTCTAGCGTTTTGGCTTCCATTATCTTCTCTGAAAGTGATTTTTCCATTTTTATAATCAGCCGTTATTGCATCATCAAGACTTGTAATATACCCCATATCTTTAGCGCGTTGCATACGCGCAGTAAAAGACATGTCCAAACCTTTTTCTTTTGCTCTCAACCATTCCTGAGCTTCACCAGTATTGTTGCCTTTGTAGCCCTGTTTGCTGGCTAGTGATACCGTATCACTTTTCTTACCTGTGGCAATACTTACATAACTCTCAGTAATGCCAATTAATTCTTGAGGTGTAACCTTACCTAACTGGAGCTCGCCTTTACTAAATTTAAACAACATTGCTTTGATTGCAGCGATAAAGTCTTGTGCAAACTTAACAATACCTGCTGGCAATTTTTTATTACCTAGCAAATATTCAGTTACCGCATAACCTGCCACCTCATCTAAAACGTGCTCTTGTGCCGTTTCAGCATTATCAACACGACTATTCACGTCAGACCAGAATTGTGACTTACCTCTACTGCCTAACTTATGCATATTCTCAAGGCGTTTTAACAGCTTCTGACGCACACCACTATTCAAGAAATCAGAATCATTCATAGCAGCATGTGTTAGCTCATGCCATGCAGTTCCTTCTAATGTTTCAAGCGTGTTATTGTCTGCGACAACGTATGCAATACCACCTTTATAAAAGCCTTGTTCTTCTCCTGACTCCACAATTTTAAGCAAACCTGACTCAATGGCTTTAGATAACACATTGTTTTCAGCTAACTTCTGTTCAGCTTCTTTCGTTGATAACCTATTGACCGCGCCATTTTTTGAGAGTATCGTTATATTTAGGTCGTCATTTAATGATGACTTAAAAGGTTCTGGCCCCCCTGAGTCGACAGGGGTAAACTCAGAACCTTTTTTATTTGCTTCAACCTCAACAAGGTTATACAGCAAGTTGCCTCTGGCATCTTCCCCGACAGACAATCTAATCGAATAAGTATCTCCTGCTAGATCCACATTTCCATCAAAATAATGAAATTTAACAATGTCATCATTTCTTTTTTTGGTTAGTTCTGATTCCCCAGTATAAACACCATTAGTTAATATTTTCGGTATTGATGGTATCAACTCCCCTTTAACAGGATTTGAGCGTATGCCTTGGCGTAGCTTATCCCAGCTTTTACCTGTAATCCTGACATCACCAATCTCGGTTTTTATAACCTTGCCCTGCAACTGCTTCTGAAAATACTTTCTTACATCTGCAACCATTCCTGCGCCTGTTACAGGTATCTCTTCTCCTGTTAGCTTTGCAACAGACTTAGTGTTGTTTTTTTGTTTTGAATAAAGCGCTATACCTTTGTCGGTTTCTTTTGTTTTTAACTCAGAAAACAACTCATCAAAAGCTTGTTCAACGGGTGTAATTTCTTCTGGCAATAAATAAGGGTAACGATCTTTATTTCGTGCAAAGCCATCTACAGGAACAACATTAGCTAAGAAGCCGTTTTTGTAACCTTCTTTTTCCATCTTATAGATGATGTAGTTTTCAAACGCTCTAGCTCCACGCTCAATAATTCGCCCCCAATAACCATCAGGGCCTTTATCGTTCCTCTGTGAGCGCTCATTCATCGGTGATGCATCAAGTGTTTCTACCAGTTCTGCAAAGCGTGTTTCTACTTCAGGCCTAACGCCTTTAGGGTGATCAGGATCTACTTCCCATCTGCTTTCCTCAAAATACCCTGATTCTGGATGTTGTTTACGTCTTGCATCAAGCTGTGCTTTAGTTAGCTTTGATGCAGGATGGTCTTTTAGACGCATCATTGGTTCAGGCTGATAAGTAATATAATTTGCGTGGCGGTATGCTTCAGCTGCTTTCAAACCTTTTTTCTTAACTTCACCATTTCGAGAGCGAGAGAAATAATTATCTAAAGCATGAAACCACTCGTGAGCCAAGCTACCTGACCCATGCGGCTTTGTAAGGTTAATAATGACAGTGCCAGGCTCAAAATGAGCAGCTGCACCACCACCTCTGCCGCGAGAACCAAGACCAAGGCCTAAGCTACCATTTAGCGAAATCGCCTTTGTTGGAATATTCAGAATATTCGCAAGATCCATTAAGCCGTCATAAGTCGCATTCAACAAGCTTTGACGCTCTTGCCCTTTCTTACCCTGTTTTACCCAATTACCAAATTCAACACCTCTAAAACCAAAGGTTTCAGTAAATAATTCAGGTGTGACATCTTTGCCTTGTCGGTGATCTTTACCTGTGCGTGGTGTGTTTGTTTTGCTGCGAACGTCAGATTTTTTAACATTATCTCGCTCTTTAACGGCCTCCCACTCAGCAGCTAAGTCATCATAATTCTCACGAATAAACTTTCTAGCTTGCTTTACGCCATCTTCACCAGAAAACGTTTTTAGTTTTCTTTTTTCTGGGTCACCTTTTTTATTAATGTAATAAACACCAGCATAACCACGTACTTCAAATTGCATCTTTTGGGCTTCGACTTCGCCCTTTAATTTTTCATTAACAGCATCAACAATATCGCTAACAGTTTTACCTTCTATTCCCTCTCTTTTGTTGTCGATCCATACATTGAAATATGGTGCAGGTATTTCTTCACCATTCTCGCCAAGTCGATATGCTGTTGAATAATCGGAGACAGCGCCAATTCGCTTCCAGTTAGATCTATCTATCTTTGTTAACAACTCAAGCTTGTCAGCAAGGCGAGTTAACCCTGCTTCTGGTTTTCTCATTCTCTCCAGTAGATCACTACGACCACCTAAAGCATTAATAGCCCCCATATATTCACGAACTTTCTTAGTCCATGCTTCTATGCGGCGACCAGTTCTAGGTTTGGCAGGTATCTCATCTCTAGCAACTTTCATTAAAGCTGCTGTTTGTACATCTTCTGTCTTATCAATCAGGTTAAGTGGGAAGATCTTACTTAACGGTTCAGACTTTAGTTTTTCATCTGTTAACTCTGAATAACTCCTCTCAAAGCTAGCAATGTCTTTTCTTGCGCCACCAAGCTTTTCACCAAAGTCTTCAAGGTTTTCTGATTTAACAGGCTCAGCTATTTCAGCTTCTTGCTGTGTTTCTGAAATATCGCTCTCTTGAATAACCTTCCCGCCCTGAGCAACAATTTCTTTATCGAGCCTAGCAAGGTCAATTTCTTCTTTTTGTAAAAGCTTTTGAGCCGCTTCTTTAAGACTCATACCGCTATCACTCATCTCAACGAGTCTATTAGCTGTATCGTCATCTAGTAATGAAACTGCTTCTGCACATTTAGCCATCAAATAATCCCTTGTTGTATAGCTACCATTACGATCTCTAAGATTTCCTCATCCTCTCGTAATTGTCTTTCTAGCTCAGTCTTGTTTCTGCCTGTAATTACTCTGCTATTACCGCCACCATCAACCACTGTTGCTTGGTAAATATAACCGCCCGTTACTATCGATAATGGCGAATCTAAAAACCCTTCTGTCGCGAGCGTTAAAGGATTCATATCTCAATTACATCAATGCTTGAGATAAGCCCTTTTGTACGGTTAACCTTTAAGCGAACATTACCTCTACCCTTTGCTTCTCTGTTATTATTAATCAGCTCTTCCAATGTTGAAATTAACGTCACTGTTTGTTGTTGAGCCTGCTGAATAACTTGATGAGTGCTTTCGACTGATAGTTGCTGAACAGCTTCTAAAGACTGAGCTACAACCTGTGTTTGCTTTGCTGTTTCTGCAACAGATTGAGCAATGCTTTTTAACTCATGATTGGTGTCTGCAGGTTTAGGCTCAGGTAGCTTTTGTCGTTTTTTAACCTTTCCGCCTTTAGCTTCAATAGATGCTATTTGATCTGGGTTTAGCATTAACAGGCCTCAATTACTTTTTGCAATCCAGTGATATTCGAGGTTTTAATAGTACGCACAGACTCAGCATCAACTTCGATATCATCATTAATTCTGATCATTATCTCTTTATGTGGTTTACCGTTTCTGCGTCTATCATCAACAGCTGCTGCTAATTGCTTTTTATCAAGCCCCTTTGCATCTATGCCAAGCTCTTTACTTTGCCTTCTAAGTTCAAGGTAATTAACATCATCATCCAAAGCGCTTTCAATAATTTCTTTAGCTGCCTCACCTGTAAACTCTTTGGCCTTATCAATAGCTGTATTTGGCGCGTTTAGTCCCGATAATGGCTTGCTGCCTTTTTGGTTGCTAGCCTTTGTAACCGCAACACCTCTTCGCTTAGCTCCTTTAATTTCGCTTGGGCTTAATGATGTTCCGCCACCTGTTTTGATGTTGCGAAGGTTAATAGAGCCATCTTTGCTGATGCTTTCAATCGCGTACTCTCTGTTTGCAGAAGCGTAGCCAATATCTTGATCAAAAGTGATTACATCGCCTTTTTCGGCATTTATAAATGCCTTAGCAGCCTCTAACTTGCGGCTTGGTTTGCTGTTTTTAGTCGCTTTGCTGCCATCTTTGTTTTCAGGTAACTGATCGGTTGGATTGCTGGATTCATTAGCAGCAACGTATACTGCTGACGCGTTATCTGCTGGCGTTGAAGTTGACTCTCTATAACTCTCTTTCAAGGCTATAGCGTCTTTATCACCTTGCTCTGCCGAATACAGCACTCGATCCCAACCTGCTTGCCCTGCCTCAAGCTGAGCCACAACATTCTCATCAACATTGTGTTTTATAGCTAAGTCAGCACGATCATTGAGGCTTAATCGACTTCCTAGTTCAATAGCTTTTTCAGTAATATCTTGAATTAGCGGTGTTAGTGATCGCCCGCCGACTGTCGCAGTTGAAGCTGCTGCACTTTTCCTTAGCTTGTCTTTAAATCTTTCAGCATTACCTGTTAGTGCGGCTTCTCCTGGTAAGGAATTATCACCACCATTTTGTACCTCCACTGATTCTTGTTGAGGTAATTCACTGTCATCTCTGCCAGTTGGTCTTGTATCGGTGGGATCAGTCTGTATTTCTGATACATTGCTTTCTTCCCATTCACTGCCTTCTTCATCCTTCCATACGTTCTGCTCGTCAGTTGCAACAACAGGTGTACCATTTGCTAATTCGTGAGTAGCATTAAATACTTCATTATCATTAGTTTGGATAATGTCTGCGGCATCAATGTCGTTAACATCAATATTTTCTTGATTCTGCTCTGCTTTTTTAGGTGTTACTTGCTCCATTTCAGGCTGTAACGATGCTGTATCAACGGTTTCGTTTTCTTGATTGGGTTTTGATACTTGCTTTTCATTTTCAAGTATTTGACCCTCAAAAGCCTGCATTTCCTCATTGGTTAAAGGTGCTTCATACTCTTTTTCTGAGAATGTATCTTGCTCAAGGTAAGACCGCTGCATTTCTTCATGAGCGCGCTGATTGCCTGCTTGTGCTTTATTAAATCGCTCTTGACCGGGATTATCTTGCTTATTGTTAGGTAGTAACTCTCTCTCGCCTGACATATTGGCAAGCGATTGTTCTTGTACTTTATTTACTCTGTCTCGCAAATATTCAGCGGTTTGCAGGTTGTTCATGCCTGAATCAATAGCAACCTGCATTTCTGCCTGACCGTCACCGCCTGCATTGTTAATTTGCTCAACCAGCTTCTTTATTTTTGGCTCAAGCACATTTGGTTTGTCTTGCTGCTGAGGCGCTTGAATTAACTCAGGCTGCACTGCTGGCTGTTGCTGCTTTTGCTCCTTAAATTTTTGCTGTGCTTGCTTGAACCGTTCTTGATTTGCTTTCTTGGCTTCTTCTGCTGCTAAATCAATATCAAGCTTAACTTGTTCGCCTTGCTTAGTAATATCAGATAAAACCGCATCATATTGCGCATAAGCTTCAGTTTTGGCTATTTCTTCCTCGACAGCGCTACCACCATTTTGACGCACTTGTTCTGCTGCTAGTTGCGCCTCAGCTTCTGCTTGATTGTTAAGTTCTGTTTTTCTTTGTTCGAGTAGTTGATTCTGTTGATGAATATCTCTATATGTACCAACTGAAGCAAAACCGCCTGCAGGTATCGCTGTAACTGCACTTGTATCGATATAGCGATCAACTAGCTCATCACCTGTATATTCTGCCCCTTGCGAAGCAGCACCAAGCATAATATTTGATTCTTGAAGGTTTTCTGTAGCAATCTCTTTACTGACTCTTGCGGCAATCTCCTTAGCTGCCTGTTCAAAACCTGATTGCTCTAGTTTTTTTGTGACTTGACCAAGTGACATTTTGGCTAAATCACTAGGCTCTATTAATCCTTTCGCACCAAACCTATCTAAAACAGTATTGAGAAAGCCAACGCCGACAGCTTTATATTTATCAACTTCAACGCCCTTTTCCTGCATTTCGCCAGCGGCTTCACCAATATTCATTGCGCCCATAGCGAGCGTTGCGCCACCTCCCACAGCCAAGGCTGCAGGAGCGCTCACTAAAGCGACTGGGATAGATGCTAAAGCGGTTGCCGGTGCTGCAATACTTGTGGCAAGGTTTTCTTGAGTTTTCTCCCATACCGCACCTGCTAAACCGCTTATACCGCCTTGATCATAATTTTCTCTTAATGTGCCTGGGTATTCCGGCCTGTAACCACCTTTTTGGATGTCCTCTTCTTGTTGAGCAACAATATTGTCACCCCACTCTCTAGCGCCACTCCACCCGGTAGCATCCTCAACAATACCACCTACTGTTTGAACGCCTTGACCTACGAGTTTCTGGGCTTGATCTACTGAAAAATCAACCGCGCTATCACGTGAGTTCTGATAATCGTTATACTCATTCCACGCTTCAAATATCTGTGTATCTGTTGCTTGAGGGTTATCAGCACCTACAACTGATTTAAACTCTTCGTAACTTCCATAGCGTCCTGCCATACCAAGTCCTTAATAGTGTTCTTTTAAATACGCTTGTATTTTTGTGTTCATTTCAGCATCAAAGATATTTTGATTCTTCAGTGCCTTAAGCTCATACCCTGTCAATTTTTCACTTTTCAGTATTTTTTCTACCGCTCTTTCTGCTGCTGCATTGGTTCGACCTTGTTTGCCTTCTGAATGTCTACTTACACCATCAGCAATGGTTTGAGCGCCATCAGTTGCTAATTGCTTGTATGCTTTGTATGAGTCCCAAATTTGCCCTAAAACACCCTCCACTACAGGCCTTGCTACTTCAGAGTTATCGTAAGCATCTTTTAAATCTGAGCCGATAGTTACATCAGCATAAGGGTTTCGGATTTGCTTTTCTTTTTGCTGGGGTTCAGGAAAATCATGCGCCTGTGTTAATAGGCCTTCATTTTGCTGGCTATCTTTATTTTCACTATCTTTACTGTGTTGCGGCTGACTTGCTCCGCCTCGAATAGTTAAGCCATTAGAAGCAATGAGATTACCGTCCTGCTCGGTCATTTTTCCGTTTCGATTTTCTTGTGTGTCAACTCCGGTTTTCTGCGTATTTAAACCAAGTTGATTGATCGGTTTTGACTCTTCCATAACGGCTTTAACAGCATCTTTAAACTCAACATCAGGCATGCCACCCATTCCCATAAAACCGCCTTTATCCACCATTTCTGCGGCTTCCTCCTCTGTTAGAGATGGTTGAAATAAAAGAGGGTTTTTAGCGTAATCAAATTCGCCCGTGTCTTTATTAAATGGGATTTCAAACTCGATCCCGCCAATCACCTGAGTCTTAGTATCAAACCCCTTGGGTGAAGCTGTGGCTTTAAAGTATTTCTTATCACGCGTTACACTGTGGACTTTATAACGCCCATTCTCATCCACACCTTCAATCCAATACCCTTTTGATGCTGAATCAATTCTGGCTTTAACTTCAGCCAATTGCTCAGCCTGACTTAGTTTATTAGGGAAGTTTTCATTCTCTAGATCTGTTAATGCCTGCGCCTCATCAACCTTCATTTGAGTACGAGCATCGGCTGTGTTTTGAAGATGTGCAAAGGCATTATCACGATCAGTTTGAGCCGCCTCTAACCTAACATTAGCACCATGTTCTGATTCCACCTTTCTGTTGTTATGACGCATTTCTTCCATGCGCACTTGAAAAGCACGTTTAGCCTCTTCTTCCATGCGCTTATCCATTTTCTCCCAGTGCTTTTCAACACCTTGGGCTGCACCACCTGCAAATGCTGCTAATAACCCCATTACATTGCTCCTTGCGTTAACAACCCGCCTTGTTCTTGCTGTGGCTGTGGCTGTGGCTGTGGCTGTGGCTGTGGCGTAGCTTGCTCTTGTTTAGCTGGTCTTGGGTTATCCTTATTGTTGGCAATTTGCCCCATTACCATCTGTGCCGCACTTTGAATATCCTGTTCAGCAAGACTAATGCCACCCGCTACCAATAGAACACTGATCAACCTAAGCACCTGCTCAACCAACCCATTCTCGCCTGAATACATTTGCGGCTGTATTTCTAACTGCGTTTTGCTTGCTACCTTCTCAACCACGCTAATGATAAATAATGTTGCTCTTGCCAATGACTGAGCAGGCTGCTCAGCTGACTTAGCAATACTCATCATTTCACCATGCTTATCTTGCGTTGCTACTTTAATTGCAGTATTAACTAAGAACTTATGTGCTCGTTGGTTATCTTCCATGATTACCCTCTATTTCTTAACGGCGCTCTTCTAAACTGAAATGGGTTTGCACTTGCTGCAAATGCAGCTGTACGCTCTGCCTCAGCCTCTCGATCTAATTCTTTTTGCTTTTCCATGCGCTCTAAATCATTTTTGTGGTTCTGCTCTACAGCTTCCATTGCTGTTTTGTGCTGTGCCATACCACCTATACCAGCTACAAGCGCTTGACCTAAAATATTGTTATGACCACTAAGGCCTAACTCTTCTAATTGTTTTAACACGCCTGTTTGTTCGGTTGTTGCGGGTAACTGCTCTATTTCCGCTTGCTCCGCGCCTGGCTGTGTCGATTTAGCATTAGTAGCGCCATCAACCTCTGATGAGTTACTAGCCTGCCTATCACTTAACGCCTTACCAGCCATTGCTGCACCCGCACTTAATAATCCATTACCACCAGTTGCTTCGCCAAGCCCATAAGCACCAATGCCAGCGCCTAAGTAATCACCGTAACCAGCTAGATCCATATTCTTGGCAGCACCACCTGCTGCGCCATAAATTGCAGCCTCGCCAATATCACCACCTGCAATACCTGCAATTGCTGCATTCGTTAATGCGCCTGTCCCAATATCTTTGATAAAATCAATAGTCCCGGCATCAAGGTTCAGCCCGACAAAATCCATGGCATCACCAAGAAAATTACCGACAATATCATCAAACCCTAACGCGTCCGCCGCCGCATAAGCTAAATCTAAAAAACTCATCAGTTATTACCTCTTAAGAAATTGCCACTTGCTGCATCAGGCCAATAATTTTCACCTTGATGATGATTAATATTGTTAAGTTCACGATAACGAGCTGCTGCTAATGGACTTGAAAGCAAACCTGCCACATCATCAGATCGCCTAAAACCACCTCCACCGCTAGGCTGTTGGATAGGTTGCTCTGCCGGGGTTTCTGACTGTAAAGTATCAGGTCTATTTCGCTCTGTGATTGTCATATCGCCACCAGTAGAACGCTCAATTGATGGTTGCTCAGCCGCTGTTTGTTGAGAATTAACTGCTGTTTGATCTGAAATATAGGCTTTCATTGCGGCTTCTGGCGTATCAACCTGATACCTCTCAGCTAATTGGCCTATTACATGCTCAGCTGGAATATGCCCGAACTCATTTGACGCTTTAGTTAAACCAATAGCGAGATAAGCTGCATTTTTATTACTGGCATGCTCTGCAATATATTCAGCGTACTGATTTAAGCCTAGCCCTGATAAAACCGTAGCGTACCTATCTTGAATAAGCTGCCTAACACGATCTTTAGCTTGCCCTGATTTATCTGTTCTCCAAGATGGCGTGTGATACCAGCGACCTTCTAGGGATTGCTTTGCCGTTTCTACCTGTTCTGGTGTTAGGTATGAAGCTATTTGATCGTCTACACTGGTGATGGCTTGAGTAAGTTTTTGCCCCATATCAATACCGTCCCCTGGTACATCTTCCCAAGCAGACATCGAGTATTTACCAAACGCGCCTTCAGATTGCGCTAATGCCTGACCCGCATTATTTTCTTGAAATTTACCCTTCTCTTTAACCATATCCATATCGATATTGTCACCAGAAAAAGTGTTAAACCAAGAGTTATCAGGTTTGTCATCGCCAAAAATTTTACCACCTACCAGCGCTGCAACACCGGCAAGAATAGGGTTTGCCCCCGCTAATACAGCTAAGTTGTACGCGCCTGCCGCACCTGCCCCGCCGCCTTCGCCAAAGATCTTATCGCCTAGATAATTAACACCTAGCGTTATACCTGCTTGCGCCAATCCCGACTTCAAATCAATACCGGCCGCATTATCTACACCTGCAACAGATGAGAAAGATGGATTGTTGGCTAGGAAATCTGATGGCAAAGTTTGTGCTACTGTCGCTGCATTATTACCCCCCACAACTGCTGCATAAGATGGGTTGTCTTGCATAAACTGGCTTGTCGCGCCTGTAGAAGAAGCGTTATTACCCCAAATCAAGTCAGTCATATTGTTTATAGAAGGCATGCTTGGCTGTTGGGTAACCTGCTGTTTCCCTGATTGCTGTGTTGGCTGTTGCGTAGTAGCTTGAGTCGATTGCTGCGAGTTGGTATCAGCCACCTGCCCCGCTTGACTTGGATCGCTTCTAATATTAGTTGTTGGCGGTGCAGATAAAGTCCTTTTATCCATATCATTTCCTTTTAAACTAGCGTTTAGGTTTGATTATCTCCATCCAGACGCAAAAACCCTATCAGATAAAGACATATCACCATCATTAGCCGCCACATCATTCACGATTGCATCAGCTGCACTATCGGCAAGTTGTTCTGTTATCTCATAGACAAGACCGCCATGTAGATCGGCAATCATTCTCATCCATGTGTCGCGTTTTGCTTCATCATCAAAAATACCTGCATTTAAACCAGACTGAATTAAAGATGTAGCATTACTATCAAGCACATTTAGCCTTTGGTTTTCATCCTGAGCGCTATTGATCTGATTAACCATATCTTGCAGAACGATTTGCGTTTGCTCGCTCGCAGCCTGTAGCTCCGCTGCATTCTTAGCGCTAGCAAAAGCAGAACTAGCTGCATTCAAGTTTGACGCATTAAATTGACCGGCGGCATTAGCATCACTTGCAATTTTGTTTTGACGGTTTGCCTCAAGATTTGTATTCATTGAATCAACGCCAGCATCAAGTGTTTCATTAAACTGATCTCGACCATACTTCTGACTCGCTTCATCTGCTAAAGCCGTGTTCTCAGCTGAGGCATTGCCCGTTTCAATCATGTTGTCCGCAGAAGCATTGGTTACAGCATGCTCATTTGTCCAATCGTTATTGTTTTGATCTACTTCATTCTTGGCGTCAGCTGCATATCTGCCTGCATCATTAGTTGAGTTCATATTTGCTTCAGACGCTGCTTGAGTACGCGTTGCGTTAGCATCACCAGCCTGATTCAGAGCATCACGATCACTAATTAATACTTCTTGCTGGTTACCCGCGTTAAACTGCAATGATCCATTTTCTGCAGCCATATTCGCTAAAGTCATATTTTGACGGTTATCAGCGTTATATCTTTGTGCATCAATACTGTTTTGTGTATTAACCTTGTTGGCGTCAAACTCGTAACCCGCTACATCTTTGTTGCGTAAGTTTCGCTCACCCGCATTCCACTGTCTCGCTTCCTGTTCTCTTAACGCATTAATTTCAGCAGCTCTATTCAAGTAACCCGCGTTATCGTTTGCGGCATCATATCTACTTTGTGCTGCAAATTCTCTTGCGTTGTTCACTGCATTCATATTATCAACAGTCATACTTTGACTATTGATCGCATTATCTCTACGCTGATTATTTAACTGCGTTACGTTGAATGAATTAATATCATTAGTCTTGTCGGCTAGATAGCTTCTTTGATTTGATAGTGCTGTCGCGTTGTATTCGCGGAATCTGTTTTGTGTATCAAACACATCTTTTGCAGCCTGAGTACGTTGCGCTGCATTAAACCGACTTGTATTACCTTGCTCACCTGCGTAGAACTGACGCTGTGTATTAACTGCATTTGCATCTGCATTAGCAATCGGCATGGCTGCATCAATTGCAGCTGCATGTGCTGCGCCAATTGCCATTGAGCTGTTCAATGTGCCATTACGGTTTTGCTCTGCTCTAGCTTGATGTCTAGCGCGCTGCAGATAATCACTGTTCTCACTTAGCAAGGCATTTAATCGTTGCGATGTTAAGTCAGCATCATAGTTATAGGCTCTAGCATCTGTTGTTTTGTATTGCCTAACGTCATTAGGGTTAACGGTTGCAGCTTCATAACCTATCGCATCGCCTTGCTGTGCTGCTGTGTAGTGAGACGCGCTACCTGTTTGCGCATCATAAGATTGCCCTTGAAGGTTGGCTATTGGATCGTAAGCAACTGAATTAATCCCTTCAACATCATAAGATGTCGGGTTAACCATTGATGTAGGTGTGTACTGTGATGCCACGCCTTTTGTTGCATCATAAGAAACACCAGTTCCAACTGTATTAGCATCGTAAGTGGACGCATTCATTTGCGCTGCATCATAAGTATTAGCATCACCACGCAGTGTTGTATCTGCGTGTGTTGCATCTGCCATTACTGGATCATAGGTATAGGCATCTGCGCCTGCCTTATATGTGCTTTGAACCTTGTTCGGCGCTGTAGGCGAGTAAATTGCTGTGTCGGCTTGATAAACATTCATTCCGCTATCGGTTGTAGGGCTTGTGGTGCTTTTTGGGTATCCTGTAGAGCGTTTAGCCGTATATCTTTCCAGTAATCCATCCATGTTTTTTTATCCTTCTCAGCATCCATGCTGTATTTAGGCGATAGGCCACCCGTTAAATATATCAATAGCGTCTAGCTCGTTGCTGTTAGTTGCTGCATCAACTGCTTCATGCAGTACCTTTTCCCTTGAAAAACAGTCTTGCACCCACTGTGTTACCGTTGCTGCAATAGCGTCTACTTGTGTTTTGTTGATTTTTACCCAGCCATCCATGCCTTTAAAATCAATCTCTCGCGTACTATCCAATTGCATTGCAGACCAAATACCGGCAAGTCGTTGTTGACCGCTTAATGTAGTATCAATAGTTGGATGCCCTTCCTCAATCTGTTTGCGTCTTTGAGTGATTTGCTTTTTTAGATGGTTTTTCTTATCAGAGAAAAGCTGATCTAATTCGGTTTGAGAAAGATTTTCTACTGTCCATACCTTAGTAGGAATCTCGTCTATAAATTGAATTTCCCAAGTCGCTCTTTGTGTTTCGAGATCGTGTAGCGGCATACCTGCATCAATTAATCGTTTAGCGCCAGCATCGATGTAATGTTGCTCTTTGAGCTTTTTAGGCATGATTGTAGGTAAGCAATACTCTCTAAGTTGCTTCTCTGTTATTTTTTTACCGTTTAGATACCATTCATCCATGCTATTTTCCTATAATAAGTCTATGCCGTGTGTGCCAAATGGGTATGTACTTGATGTCGTTGGCGTGTACGTGGTTTTCTGTATATAAGAACTGTAATCACTTAATGTGTAAGTGGGTGTTCCAGCAGTACCTGCGCCTGTTGTGGTGGACATGCTGCTAGATGTAGTGCCTGTTATCGTGGTGCTGTGACTTGATGCAGTGCCGTTGTCTTGGTCATGTGTCGTCGCATCAAGCTTAAACATCACGCCCCTTTTGCCTGAACTGCCAGAGTCATCAAGAAATGCACCGCAATACACAAATGCGCCATCTGTAAATGTGTTGGTGTAGCACGAATAATTCACTGCTAATGAATTTGAAATTGTTTTTGTCCACGAGTGCGTACCATTTCTATATTTCGATAATTTAAAGTCACTCCCCCCAGGCGTTACATTCCACGCAAAATAGTAATAACCATCTTCATCAAATGCGCCTTCCCCATACTGCAAAGAGCTTGAGCCTGAATAATATCGACGTGTGTGCTGCACTGTGCCTGCTGAGTTATATTTGATTTCGTAATAATTGGTAGGTGATGGTGTTTTTATGAAGCCCACATAGACATTGCCTGAGCTATCTACTTTAATAACAGGACGATTAGCAGAATCAGAACCTAAATCATAATCACGCTGCCACACAATACTTGGCGTTGTTGGATCGATCTTAAATACTGCAATGCCGTTAGGAATTGCTGTGACAGTGTAAATATAAGTATTATCAGTCGTAATACGGGCATTACTGATCGCATTAACATCTAGTCCATACGACCATTGCTCTGTGCCTGCAGCGTTCACTTTTGTGATCGCAAGACGATATACAGAACTGACATAGGGTGATGTTAAAAAATAGTAATTTCCTGACGAATCTATCGTTAAATCTCTTGGCTGAACAAGCTGCGTTAAGCCTTCAATAGCATTATTAGATAGAAAGGTATTCCCGCCATCAGGATCTATTTCTGTAAATCTTGCCCCCTGATAAGAACCCCCTACAGAGCCATAAGAATTAAGAAAGAGTCGCTCAGATGTGGCTGACAACACTTTATCGCCATTACCCGTACCAAGGTTAGGTTGCGCATTGCTTTGCAGTGTGCCACCTTTAAAAACAGGATAGCCAGCTGTATATAATCCCTGCATTGCCCCGCCAAGAATATTGTCATTAACAACATCAACTGCGAGATAACCCATATTGTTATTAGGCTCCATACTTGAGCTAGGTGAGTCAGTGGCATAATAATCCGTTACATAAAACGAACTAGGTCCATCACTCCAACCTAATCTACATTTGCCTGCCATCATGGAGTAACCTCTCCCACGTACTGGCAATACACCTGCGTTCCCACTTTAAACAAAACAATCAAGTCATCGGCTGTAAGTGTTGGTGCTGAGGAGTTCACCCATGTTGAACCTGCAGGTGGTGTAAATGTATAGGTGTCACCGCCATGTAAAATCAATGTAATGCTTACGCCTGAAGACATTGAATCAGTCGATGTTGCATTTGCATTCATCGTGAAATCAAAAACGCTTTCACCGCTTGATGTGTCGAAATCAACCGAAGCGCCCGTAGTTGTATTAACACCTTCAATAATTACAGGTGAGGTTAAGGTTTTATTTGTGAGTGTTTGCGTGTCCGTTGTACCAACAATTTCACCTGAAGGCGGGGTTTTACCTGAATCACTTAGATCGCCATTAGCGTCTAGCGCTGCTAGATCACCCGTAACGCCCGGCACATTCTTGTTAGCCTTATCGTTATCAACAGCATTAAAGCCTGTCTCGATTGCTTCTAAATCAGCCTCCGCAATAACATCAGAGTCATCAACTTTATTGTTTGTGTAATATGGCCCAGCCATGCATTATCTCCTTTGCTTGCCGAGTAAATATTCAATGGTGTAACCATCTAATTCCCACGGTGCTGTGGTCGTGCTATTTGATTCAAAGCGAAGCCCAATCCATTCACCTCGTCCTGCTAGATGCGCTCGACCATCATTGATAGGTGATGCGCCTAACGCGGCTTGACCTAATACGGCTTGACCTAAAACAGCGCCACTACCAAACAACTCCAAACCTGCAACAGGCTGGGAGGGCAAACCATCTTCCATGTAATAGCGTGGTGTCACTGACAGTGTTCCGTTACCTGATTTTCCTAAGTCGCATCGCACACGCCTAAAACGTTTAATACGTGACGCCATTCTTAAATCGGTTAATGCAGGCTCTGCTATCGCATGGATAGCTTCACCATCAAAGCTGCGACTATCGTTCTCCATCTCGTAAACATAGCCGCCTGTTGAGCTGAAAAATATGCGCTCATTACCGTTTGAATCTTCAGTGTTAACAATGTGTTTTACAGCGCGTGGCAGTGATATGCGGGTTGGCATTACTTGTGTGCCATTAAAGACAAAAATCAGACCTGATCCATCATTAAAGAAAAGTCGATACTGATTCTTTTGTTTTACAACCGTAGAACAGGTTACGTTTTTCCAGCGCCCTTCATAAAGCTTGTCTACATCATGAGAGATAATTGCATCATAAAAGTCTGATGATGTATTGGCTGCGCCAAAATCTGTAACGCCTCTCGTATCAGTAAACCTAAGTTGTGACCCCATTGCTTGAATAGTGTCTGGATAAGCGCCTGCATTATTTGAATACTCTGACGTATTCGTTGCTACAAAGTCTGTAGAAGAAGAGCCTTGTAAAATCGTTGTGCCTTCATGCGTAAAAATGCCTAATGCGCCATTAGGTAGTGTTGAAAAGCCTGTGACATTGTTATCCAGTAAAATTTCCGCCGCACCTGTTAATGGTGTCCATGAGGTTGGATCGCCTAATGAGGAATTTTGAACTGAATTGCCAAATGCTAAAAATAAATGTTTTCTATGTGTTGCAAGCTGATTCGGTGTATCAGACGCCATGCCTGTCGTAATATCAGTCCATGTCGTTGCGTCCCATTCAAACGCTTTATGTGTGCCTGATACGCCATACATTTTTTGTGTACCGGTAAAGGCATAATTGGTAAAACGGTAATGACCATCAGGTGCTAAACCTGATTTTTTCAATGTCCAGCCATTACCTGTAGAGGCATACATGTTTGCTGTTGCACTACCTACCGCATTACGAAAGGCGTAAACCAAACCGCCAAAATACCAAACACCAAGAATATCGCCTTCACCTGGCACTTCACTTGAGTCAAACTTTGAATAACCTTCGATTGAGCGATAGCCGCCACCGGGTTTACTTTCGACGTTAACGCCTAAACGTAAGCGACCGGGATGCATTGCAGATACTGGCGAAGTACCATCAATACCGCCACCTAATTGAATTGGTGCGACATTCATTCAACTTTAACCTGTATTGATAAATCATTGTGTGACCGCGTGTGAGCACCAAACTGGTTATAAAGCTGATTTGCTTCTAATTGGTTAAGCTCAACGCCAAAGCGATCTGCACCTGCCTGAATAATGCTAGGAGCCTCTTCATAATGCCCGTAATAGATCATCGCTCTTGAAATAACAATATCTTCATACTGTTCAGGAATGCGTGATAGATCACTGTCATTTGTGAGTGTTTCTGCAGCCATAAAATAATCGGCTGCCAATGTTTTTGCTGAATCTGGTGGCGGGTTAAGTTTTAAACTACCGTTTGGCATGATCACAGCCTCGTAAGGTGTACCGCTTGTAGTATCAAATACATATTCACCTTTGACCGACTCGTACTCATAAACATCTAAATACTGACCGTCATAGGTAATTGTATTTTGATCCCACATACCCCAATCTGCAGGTGCGGCATACACAGCTTGATCAATCACTGTTGTTTCACTATGCTCAGCCCATAGAAAACGCCAATCTTGCCAAATGTTCTGAATGGCAACATAAGCTTTATTCCAGAAAGTAACTAAGCGTGTATGCTCGTCATCTAGGCCTGTAAGCGTAGTAATATCACTACGCCCTAGACCGAGATCTTCTTGCAGCTTCTGGATATGCTGTAAAAGCGTTTTCTTCGCCATTTAATTTACGCAGCCGCTTCAATTTTCTTTAAAAGTGTTGCTTGTCCAATATTGGCAGGATAAGCAATACCTAAACCATCAGCTTTTGCTTTTAGCTCATCCAGCGACATTTCAGACAGTGCTTTTTCATCATCACTTTCAGTAGTTTCAGTAGTTTCAGTAGTTTCAGTAGTTTCAGTAGTTTCAGTAGAACTATCTTCTGGATTTACTAAACGACCATCAACCATGTCACCTAGTAAATTACCTGCACCATCAAAACCTTTACCGTCTTGTACATAACGCACACCGTCTTTAACTTGTCCGCAACGCTTAGTAACTGGTTTATTAAAGTTAACTTTCATTGTTTTTTCCTTTTCCATAATCATGTTTTTCACTACAGCGACGACCATGAATTTCATGTGAAGGCACTTTGCGTCTGGTTGCTAAACCGCTATGCAAATCACCCGGCTTTTCGCCAAAATCATCGTAGTCCGGTAGTTGGTTAACTGGAATTTTCATACTCGCCTCGCTAATAAAGTGGGGCTAAAAAGCCCCACCGTGATTAGATTTTGCCGTTCTCAGTTGGGCGTTGTGTTTTCTTGCCCGTAGGAACTTGAGGTGGTGTAAATGTTTCTTTTTTACTTGTGCCATCTTGTAAGCTCATTACTTTCCCCTTTAATACCAATTAATCATTACTAATAGATCTGCTGCACCCGCAGTAGCACCACCATCTGTTGCAATCTCCACAAGTGAATCTGCTGGGATCTCATGGTTTTGTACTTTGGTTGCACCATTGCCTACTGAATTAACACTCGATACAGGAACACTGCCTGTTGCGTACGCATCTGGATCTGCATTTGATCCAACTGTCACGCTTGCTGCTGCCACCGTCACACCTGTTGTCACCACATGTGAAATATCAACAACACGACCTTTACGGCCTTCTGGCCCAACAATACGACCCACTACTGCAGCTGAAGTTAATACTGCCGCTGGGAAGCGATAAACTGCCGTTTCTGGATTTGAATAACTCATATTTATTTCCTTATAAAAAGGCCTGCCGAAGCAGGCCGTTTAATCCCTAGTTAGAACCCCAACGAACAATACGTGCTTGCGCCTTGGTTTCAGCTGACGTTTGGTTTGCATGTGTAATGCCGAAGTTACCCAAGTAATACCAAGCAATACCTTTTCCGCGTCCGTAGTCATCAGCAATCTTGCCGCGGATCTCTACAGGGCATGAAATTGCTTCACCAACCGTGTCAGCACCGAAGAAATAGGCTGCATCTGTATTAGCCCAGCCTTTAGAAGCGACATTAGTTTGGGTAGTGAAACGAACACCGTTATAACGGCCTTTCTCGCCAGACATAATCATGCCCCAGCCTTCAGTCACATATTGATGCACTGACTCTAACTCCAAGCCAATTGGTTCAAATGTTGAAGGTCGCATAATTGCTACGTAATTTTCACCGTCGTATGTTGGAATGTTTCGCTCTTCCATCTCCACCGAAATAGATCGGATATGTGCTTTAGTTAAAGCATTGGTTGCCACACCTGAGAACGTACCGTCATCTTGTAGATTAAACGCTGTCGCAGAGGTTGATGTTGCAGTCAAAATAGACTTGTCAAACTCAGCTGCCGCCACTTTATCCAAGACACGAGCAGAGTGATTCTTTAACGATTTATTGATGATTTCCGTAACAGGATGCTCCGACAAGTTATCGTACTTACCAGAGTAAGGTACGGCTTTACCAAATTCCTTGATCACCACCGAGCCTTGAGAAGTATTAAACTCACCTTCTGGCATTGGTGCGTTCTCAGGGATGCCATTCACGTCATCATCTGTGTCTGGTACATCACCATATACATTCCATGTATATGTATCGCCATTGTTTTTACCAATCGCTTCTTCTACATCAGCAAACTGTGTAAAGCGAGAGATTGGCTGTAAATTATTTCTAAGCTTTTCAGATAATGTTGGCGTTGCCATATATCCGTTAGCTGCTTGCCATAATTGACCCATAATTAAAATCCTTTTCTATCTAATAGATCGTGCTGCCAGTCTGCGTGCTTTTTCACGCTCAATCACTGCTTCTGCTGACATATCCACCTCTTCCTTTTTAGGTGGGGTATATCGTGCATTTGCAGCTCTAGTGGGCTGGCTCCTTAAATTTGACTTGGCCTGTTCGCGACTGCTTTCTTCTGCTTTTGGCGTACCAAAACGCTGCATAACAGAAAGCGTTGCCTGCTTAATGACCTCATCAGGCGACATAGTTGGATTTTTCTGTTGAATAATTTTGGTCTGCGTATCAACTGAGTGATATAGCACTTCATCCTGCATAACTTGAGGATATTCATTTTCAATCCATGCAATGCCAGTTGAAATTGAGTTTTGCTGTTCACGCTCTGTGTTTCGCTGCTCAATCTCTTGGATGGCTTCAATCTTGGCTTGATAAGCTATTTGACGCGGATCTAAGGTAGGAACTTGCCGCCCCGCATCTAATTCTTTTAGCTTCTCTAACGCTGTTTCTTTGTTGCCATCGTAAATTGCATCTAATAATGCATCATATGTGTCATCTGACACGGGCTTCCCAGCGTCCGTAGATGGCTGGGCTTGTTGTGCTAAGAACTGCTGTCGTTCTTGCTGAAATTGTCGCTCTCGCTGCTCTAACTCTTGGGCTTTACGAGCCGCTAACTGTAATCTTTGATCTGCTGATTCATGCTTTTGTGCTGTCGTTAACACCTGGCTAACTGGTCGCTCTACATCTTGACCATTCACCTTGAGTCGCATCATTTCTACGCCATCATCATTCACATAAACTATTGATGGTTGCTGTGGTTTTTTAGACTCTACTGGCTCAGGTTCATCATCTTCACGTGTAACCTGCTGAAATTCACGCTCAACAACAGGCTCGCCGTCGTTGTCTTGGAATTGAGCGTCACGCTTTTCTTGAATTTCTCTAAGTTTTTGCTCGCGAGCACTTAAAGGTTGTTGTTCCGCTTCAGTTTCAACAGGTTCTTGTTGATCTGAAACGTCTTGTAGTTCTTCCTGAACTACGTCGATAGCTTCATCATCCATGATAAAAATCCTTTTTTATTCGTCCTTGTTTTGTTGTAGTTGGCTATAAGCCTCATCACCTTCTGCAATTACATCTATCAACCACTGAACAGCTTGCTCTGCTACAGCCGCCTTTGTTTGATGTTTTTTTACTACCTCCATACCAGTAGCAACTAATAGCGCCTCCATTGCTTTGTTCACATCGTCACGCATGCGATCAAGTACAATTCGGCCCATTTCACTATCTAAAAAGGTTTGTGCTGCCATTCCTTTTCTGGCTCGATCAAACAATTCTTTTTCTATTCGATCAACAAACTCAGGCGTTTCTTGATCTTCACTTTCAATGCTATCAGTCATCCTTTACCCGTTTCTGCGGCCTTAAATACCGCTGCCCATATTCACTTTCAAATTCATCTCTCTATTGCTGGTTGCCGCCCTTAATGCCTCTGCATTTTCTTTAGAGCGATTGTTTTTGTCTGCAATATCTAGCCTTGCCATTAACTCATTCATGGTGAGATTTTCTTTTGATGCTAGTGCTGCAAAACCTAGCTCGCGTTTAACATCTAAATCGGCATAGAATCGCTGTGTTTCGCCTTGCTCTTTCATTTGCTCAACCTGCATCTTGTGCTGCATTTCCATCTGCTTAGCTTGAATTTCTGGCGGAATTTGCGGTTGTCCTTGCTGACGTTCTGCTATTTTTTCTTCTGTTAGCAAGAAGCGTCCACCATCACCAAAGCCTGCATAGGCATAAACTTCTTTAGTCACTTCTTCCCAATCAGTTTTAGCAGCCGCTTCTGGCATATTGGCTGTGGTATTGACTGCTAGCATGAGTCGTTGCAGCTTCTGTTCTGGGCTGGTATTACCCATGCCAACATTCACAGTGACAGTTAAGTCTTGCTGGATAAGGCGATCTAACAATTCTGGATCGCGCAACTCCTGCCGGATCTGCTCTTGAATGCCTGCTTTTTCTTGTGCTAACGCTAGAATGACATCATCGGTCTCATACATTTGTTCAAGCTTGACCAATGTACGAAGTACAGGCTCTACCCATGTTTCAATAAAGACACGTAAAGTGAGTTCTTGAATGGCATTAGCACCATTGCTCATCAGGTTCATGCCGCCAACGGTTTCATTTAGTTGGCGGTTAGATTGGACGGTAGAAGGGCTGAATGTACCCATAATTTCGTCCATATCCATATTTAAACGGTCTTGCTCTGCATAGCTAGAACCTGTAACGTCTGGCGTTTCAATAACGCGTACATCGTCACTAGGGTTTTCAACCATTACGCCACCACCAGGCACATTACGCATTAACGCACCTAGATCGACGTTGCCTTGTCTGCGAATAAAGTAACGTTTATTCAACACAAGCTTAACGTTCTCAATGCGTTGATTTGCTAACGTATTGATTTCATCCTGAAGGTTTTCCCCTAGTTCACACGCTGCTGCTGGATATGTTTTATGGCTTTCAATGTTTGAAGTCCCGATCTGATACGCGCTACGACCGTGTTTAAAGTAGTCTTTTAGTGGTAATGGATCAGAAAGCAGTAATTGCGTACCTAGCGTGTAATAGGCAATATCTTCATTGTTCTCACGAATAATATTGAAATGCACCCACACCACATCAAAGTCATTTGAAGTGCCTATGCCTTGTGGATCTCGATTATTTGCATTTCTTGCCGTTCTAACAGATTGATTTTTAGTCTCATCAATAGCGGTAAGTAATGTTGCTTTGTCGTATTGATGCCACTCAGGGTGTCCCGTTTTGGGATCTATCACCTCCATTCTGGCAAGCACATCACCAACAAACATCGGTATCATTTCAATTAGGTATGGACTTGATTTAACTGGATCGCGCCAATCCGCATTAGGATCGAATCTAAAGTTTTCTGGTGGCAACAAATCAATAACCGGCTCATCAGCAACAATCTCTTGATTAACTAAAACCTCCTCTCCTAATACACCGCCTTCTTCATCAAGCATGTACTGCCCTTCTTCATCCAGTACAGGCATAAAGCCAGTTTCATCTTTGATTTCAGACTTCCAGTAAGTTTTTGACACGCAAATACCGTGCTTTTGTGTATCTTGAAAAGCGCCTAATACGGTTTGAAACCAAGGAATTGTTTTTTCTAATCGATGCTGCATTAAAGCTTGATTAAGCTCTGCAGAGACTTCTTGAATTTTATTGTTGGGATTAACGCCTTGAACTGAAATCAAGTCGTTGTTGGTAAATAAAGCAGACGCTAAAGCGGCTTCATACGCTCTAACTGACGCTCTAATCTTTGGTCTAAATATTGGTTTACGCTTATCTCTTTGAAGATGCTTGCCATTGAAGTTATAAAGATTCCTTTCCCACTGACCTCGCACAACACTGTCAATGTAATCAGTTGAAGACGTGTAAAGTTGTTGAGCATGTTGCAGCCATTTACCACGCTTGTCTTGCAATATATCCTCTTCAGATGGGATATATTCTTCAGCGTTATCTACATCATGCATCATGCGACTTCACCGACCTTCGCATGAATAGAGCCGCGTGAATTGCGTTCTAACTTACTAATATCGGTATTATCTGTGCGTCCGCGCGTTAAACCAAAACGCTCAAGCACCTCACCTGCTGCATGGACTACTTTTCGCTCATCAGCTTCAATAACACCAGACAAATGAAGTACTAAGCCATACTCCATACTAATGGCTGGCATCTTCACGACAGCAACACGACCGTTATCAACGACCTCTACATAAAACTGTCTGTTTTGATACTTTCTGACTAATGCTGCACCAAGCTTTTTGCAAATGTCATCATTGCGTTTAGCTTCTTCCATTTCTTGTGGTGAGTAGACTTCCATTTCTGCCTCATATTTAGCCGAGCATCCCTGCTCATCCCTGTATCGAATGCTATCCATTAGCTTCCTTGATACTGCTGAGACACACTGTAAAACACTTGTCTACACCGTTTCTGCGGGTTGAC